TATATACCACCCGCCTGGGCCTTGAAAACCGTGGTCAAAATAACTGACCCATGGCATTTCTTCTCCTTCGGGTGTTGGTAGGAAACGAACTACTGCAAAACCGTTACCTGTTTTATCAAGTTCAGGTTTCCACATAGTGTCGTCATTGTAGGACTTTTTTTCTCCCTGATTGGGCGTTGATGCGGACTCCATAGCCGCTCTCAATTTTTCTAACGATGCATTTGACATTGTATTCTCCTATTGTATTGCATTGTATCGCATTTTATCGCATTGTATCGGATTCAAAGCCTTGACCAAGAATCCACCTGTCACTATTTTCATAATAATATAATTCATTATACTCTACTTTATCACTTTCCGTAAGAGGGTTTTTAAAATAAACCTCTACGTCTGTAAAGCGTTCAAGTAGAGCAATGAACTGTGACCGCTGAGCACTAATGACTCTGCTATCACTATTGTATTTATGCAAATAGTTTTGTGTTCCTTCGTATTGATTTGAATAATCTTCATTTTCTAAAGCATTAAATCCAGTCAATGTGATTTCCTTTTCACCATTAAGCATAGCGTATCCTAATGCACTCATTCCACAAAAGAGGTTCTTGAGCTCAGGATAATTATACATAATAATGTTCTGCATTTGGGGGCTGCTTAAGCCAAGGAACGTAGTAACTTCTGCGTCACCTTGAACTACCAAATACTCACTGTCGGGCGAAATCGATTCGATTATTTCTGTGTTCCCGAATCCCATTTTCAACGGTTCTAACATATCGATTGGCATAACTTCCCAATCTCCAACCGCAATTTTGTTTGCTTCTGCATATCCCCATTCTATAACTTCTCTTTGCATAGGTATGTCTACAGTAAAAAGAATCTCAGGATTTGCGTCTCGGTAAAATGCATTACAACCCCAAAACCTATCTTCACCATAAGTTGGCATTACCCTGCTTGTTCCGTTACCTACTATTGTGAGCATGCTTCTAATAGTTTCATTCTGTATGCGTCATGGTCATACTGTATAAATGATTTGTATTTGTTTATCTTAATGTGTATATCGGGATAGACAACCTTCTCTGATATCAGTCTTTCCCAATCTTTGGTGAATCCTATAATAGAATCCATAATACATAAAGTCTCTAACGATACCTTTTTACTCATATAAGACTTTAATAATCTAGGGTGTTGTCCGTTGTCTACTTTAAGTATGGTATCGATTTTAAATGTTTTAAGTAGCGTAGATACTTCCGTGTTAAAAAGATATGCAAGTTTTTGTTTGTTGTTCTTCCACTTCTTATATCTTCGGTCTGCTTCTTTATCTAACAGGTCACCTACCCAATAATCTTTTTCTGAAAGATTTGCAATAAAGAAATCTTTAAGTTCGTGTTTATATGTTCTTGATAGTTTACCAAAATGATACTTATCTTTTCTTTTCATGAAGGAAGGAAGTTCAGCTTTGACTACCCCATTGTATTTTACAAAGTCATAAGTCTTAGAATAGAAATGTAATTTAATTCCAAGATACAATTGATATGCATCGAAACCTTCCCTAGAATTAAAGAGGAAGTGGTCGGACATCTACTTAACTAATGTTGGTTTGTTTGGTGTGACAATAGAACTTGTCGCTTCCTGATATGCTTCTCGCACTTTGTCATTAGTCGGTGTTACAAATACCACATTGTAAAATGTAACTTCGTCAGGATTTTCAACTCCTGTTACTGCTATACCTCTAGCAAAACCCATCTGTCCTGTCTCAGGATTAGATAGAATCATTCTAGGGTCTTTAATATTGACAATGTCATTTTCCATTGCTGTTGTTTGGAGTTTACCAACGTATTCTCCACTTACTGTTACTACCGTAACTATATCACCATTCTTCATAATTACCTCACTTAAAAAATGTTGTTAATGTTGCTTGTGAATTACTCCCACGATTCACCATGTTCAGTTTCTTTGCTTCTGCTTCCAACCTTTCTTTTAGTGGTTCGCTTAACAATCTCTTTGTTGATTCAGGTTCTATTTTATTATTCTCGCATACCTTAATGATTGCGTCCATAACACTAGCACCTTTATTAAGTAGAACTTCAACTTGTTCTGTAAATTCTTTTTTTGATATCATTTTTGGTTCCTCAACCATTCTCTGTATGATACAGGTTCTTTCTTCCCCATACATTCAGCCACATAATTTTGATACAGTTCTTTGTTCTCTTTTGATTTGGTCATAGTCTTAACCCAACCGTCTGAACTTTCCTGCCAATCCTTGGTGTTGTATAAATCAGATACCATATAGATTTTTGTATTGAAGTCTAATCTTACATAAGTCGTCAATATAGTCTTCGTGATTACCTGAAAAGATTTGGAACGTTCCATTTTCTAACATAACTAATGCAACAATTTCTTCTATCTTCTTCCCTGTTAGTTCTTCAACCATGAGAGCATAAGCAGTCATTTGTAAGAACCATGGTCTTGCCATATAATCTTCTTTATACTTACTAGAAGTTTTAAAGTCAATCACACACAAGACATCGTCAAACATTCCGATACAATCCACTCGTCCTGCCATTTTCAGATTGTCTGAATACATAGGCGCTTCTAAAGCAAGTGGAACTATCTCGTCTAATACTGGACGAATACCTTTGAACATACCTTCTTGTATAAGGTTGTCGAATTCTATGAAGTCTTTTTCTTGTCGTAGATAATCTTCTACGTGTTGGTGCATAGTCGTTCCACGTGAAGTAGCAGCTTTTGTAATCCTATTTGCTTTCTCTTCACCAACTCTTTTACGCCATGCTTGAATATGTTTTCTTGATTCTAAACCAACAACAGTTGTAACACTTGGATACTTACCACCTTTATCGTCAACATAAAAACGTTGTCCGTCTTCGGATACAGTCTTTAGTTCCAAGTCTTCTAATTGGTGAATATCTAAAGTATTCAATCTAACTTCTGTCATTCCTTTTAACCCAATTTGCACCGTCTTTTTCTGCTTGTTTAAATACTGCATTGGTCATCATAATTGGAATAATAACTGCCATGTGAATTATAATTGACCAAACAATACTATATCCTATCCAGTTCATCCAGTGTAATGCTACTACACCAAAGTAACAAGACCACATTACAAATAATGCGATTGTAAAATATCCTTGTATTGAAGGGTCTTTGATATGTCTTAATGGGTTGTATCGATTGTCCATGACAACTCTCCAGCAATCAACAACAAACCATAATAATTTATTTAATATATTCATAATACTATTTTACTTCTTTTTACTCTGTATGTCTACATGCTTTTCGACTATTTCTCTAGTCTTTTGGTCTTTGATATTTACGCCATTCATTTTTTTATCTAAGGGTGAATGCGGAAACTTGCTACCAACCTTGGATAGCACTTCTTTAAAACCTGCGTCTGTTTTAACTCGGTCACCTACTCCGCCAACTAAGTTGGGTGCAGTTACCTGTTGTTTTAGGTGGGGATTGTTTTCTTTGAATTCGTCTAGTTTAGTATAGGACATAAAATGTTCTTCCACTTCACCAGTCTCTTCATTATAAAAATCGTAACTAGGCATATTGTTCCATAAATGTTGGGGTCTCTCTAAGAGTCCACTTTGCAAATCTCTTCTTTTCTTTTGCATAATATTTATGGTATGAAATTAAACTGTTTCCTGCAACCTTACAATAGTCAGGCATTGCAGGTGGTGGTTCACTGAAAGGAATGTCTGTTGGAATATTCTGAGGAACTTCGTTTACAATGTCCTTTAGTTTATCATAGGTCAGGTGAATCTTACCATACCTGTATGTGTATTCAAAACAAAGTTGTTGCCATAATCTCAGTGTCCACTGATAATTGTTTACTGATGCACGAACCCATATAGCACTTGGGTGATTGATATGACTTGCTTTGTATAAGACACCGTCCATGTTTGAGTTCGGGTGTCGCCAACGTCTGATACGCCTACCACTAGATGCATCAATATATTCTTTACCGTCCAACATTCTGTGTGCAGTAGATAACATTTGAGCATACTCAATAATCATCTTAACTACATGCTTATCGCAATGTAGCGGTGCACACACAACTGGGTCTTTGTGTAAATAAAATATGTTCATTATCTTTTTAGTTTAACAAACTTACGTCTTGCTTTTGAGAACAACTTAGAAGGTTTCTTAAAAAAGATTTCTTCCTTAGTTCCAGTAATGATATATCCAACGTTTTGATTTTTCTCGTTGAATATGTAGGTGTGATTTGGAACGTTGCAACCGCTATCGCTCCAATCAGTAATTTCTTTTAAGTAAGTATAAGTCATGGGAATATTCGTTGTGGTTTATCTAACTCTGCAGTCAATTCATCTAACAGTTCTAAATCTACTGTTTGCAATAGTTCCACTTTGAATTGATTTCCTGAAATCATTGTGACTACATGAGGGACTTCTGCCCCTTTAGAACATGCGAGGTCTACCCTTTCGGTAAACTCTCGGTATTCGTCTTTGTTTAGAATCGCTTGCATAATATCTCCTATATTAAATAATCTGGCCCGTATTTTCTCATACCGACAATTTTGTAACCCTCGAAAAGGTTTCCTCTTGGAGCATTAAGAGCAGGAGTAGCCCACCCAGCAGCTTTTAGCACGTCACCACATTGGAAAGTTATTCCACTTGGTTTAGTCCATTTTGCTTTGTTAATGAATCCCCACACAGACCTATCTTGACCTTTTTCTGAGGTGATTATTTTAATGTATTTACGAGACACTTTGTAAGTGTAACCCGTATCTGTAAGAGTGGGAAATTGTTCGAGATGTGCTTTGAGTAAATCTTCACACAACTTGTCACACAACTGAAGCAGTTCTTGTTCTTGATTTACTTCGTTTACTAATTCTGATATTTGCATATTGTCTCCTTTATTCTTTATCATGTAGCCATTATACGAAAAAATTGTTGTCACTGTCAACAGCTAAATTAAGCAGATTTTCTTTCTTCCCACTCAATGTCTGAGATTTCACATTCGATTTCGTCAATCTCATTTTCTACCTCTCGTAGCTTATCTTCAAATGGTTCTACAAGGTCGTATAAGGCGCTCTCAAGAGCGTTTACCTTTTCCCTAACCTCTTTAACCTTCCATTCTATATCGTCCTCTGAGACCCCATTCTGTTCCGCCAAGGACTCAACCTCAATATAGATATTCATGGGAACATCATTATATTTGATTTCCCTAGTCTTATTATTGACTTGGTCAACCACTGATTTGAAGTCCCATTTTTTATCTTCTAGGACTGCTAACTTTTCTTGTAATTCACTTTTATTCATAATTAAAAATCTCCGTCTGCTACTTGAACAACAGTAGTTCCTCTTTGTCTCCACATATCAACAACTTTGTTTCTATCGTCAAAGACTAAATCAATCTTACCACCTAACTCCTCGAACCTATCTGCTAAATCAGATTTGAATTCTTCGTCAGGTCTAAAGTCTCCGTCAGGTCTTAAGAACAAACCACTATGGTCTTCACCAATCCATTTCCTGATTTGTAATTCAGTGATTTCTCTTTCTGATTCGTTCCTAGCAGAAAAGAAAGCAACGTCATCACCTTGAGCAATGAACCTCTTTGCGATATCACAAACCCACTCAACAGGAGTATCAAACCTAGTCTCTGCTCTGAATGACTTCCAGTCCGCAGGTTGTTGTGAAACGAAATGTCTCCTGTGTTCACAGTCTGCAATAGTTCCGTCAACATCGAAGATAATTACTTTCTTATTCATACTATAATTATACGAAATTTTAGCTGTCACTGTCAACAGCTCTTTTCATTATTTTTTCCTTGTGTTTAAGGAACTCTTGAACTGCTTTGTTTTCTTCCTTGGACAAATCCTTGACAGATTTGATTCCGTAAGTCGTCCCCAAAGAGGTAAGTTTATTACCTGCTACCACAGCACGATTCCACATAAGGTCGTCCTTTGGATACAAGGCATTTCTCTCACAGGCAGTAATCATGTTCCGCCCAATCTCAACAATCTTTAAGACTGCTTCGTTATTTTCATAGATACTATCTTTCATTATTTTCTCCAATTGCAAGACGCATGAACAGCGTCACAGTTATCAGGTGTAGTAGGGTGTCCGTCCTTATATAAAAGGAAGTGGTCACCATGTATTAGGGTTCTATCAAACTCACCCATGTGTTCACCACAAATAGCACAAATGCCTTTTTGTTCTTCATATGCATGTGCAACTTCTTCGTCAGTGAAGGTTCTTCTTGAATCAAGTTGTGTTTGTTTAAAACTTACTTTTGACATTTCCATTTCTAAAAGTTTCAATGCGACTTTAGTATCTTCAGCACCGTTACCTCTCATACGTAATTCGTATGGTGTTCCAGTCAAACCGTCTGCTACTAACTTCTTATCTTTTAGATTTTTGATTGCGGTCTTGTAAACTTTTACAAACTCAATCGGGTCTACCTTAATGTTTGCCTTTAACATTTTAGAATAAAGATAAACATAGTTTCTCCATGGTTTTAATGCAAGAGTTTTTGCAGTTGTGAAACCTTTGAAACCATGTTCAACTTGTGTTAAAACTCTT